AAAGTTTGATGTAACAAAGTTTTGAGTTACAGCCATTAAATAGTTTCCTCGACAATTTTAGATAAGAAGTGCCCGACTTCTGAACTTCCTGATGCAGTTATATTTATAATAGGTAATCCAGTGGAATTCGAAGACAGTTGCAACGACAGTGGATTTGTGTTTGTCACAAAATAATATGAGCCATTTGCCAGACCGCCAACCGCTGTATTGCCTGTTGCTGTTGTGTAATAGACATAATCACCGTTTGCGAATGGGTTCATATAACTTCTCAACCAATGACCTCTTTCAGAGACAGATGACGCATTGTTAGCATCAACAGGTGTGCCGCCAAGAGTGACAGACAACTTGACACCAGACGAATTTGACTGAACCACATAATACAGAGAGTTGTTTGTCAGCCCCTGTAGAACCGTGTTGCCTGTGTCTGTGTAGTAAAGCACTAGATCATTGTTGACGAATGGGTTAGCCGTGATCGTAATGAACTCAGATTCTTGATTGACGTTTGCCAATGGATCAAATGCTCTGTAACTCTTTTCAATGTTCATCTTGATTCTTTCAGACGGAGAATCAACATCGTCTTTTGCATCAAATGCAACTTCTGTGCCGTTACCGATCCCAATCAATGTCAGAGGAAGATGACCCTCTTCTTCAACAACAGCCGAGCCAAAGAACTTGGTGCCCGCAACGTGCATGACCTTCTTGAACATATCAGCATACTTATCAAACGACATCTTAGAGAGAATCTCATAAGAATACTCTTGATAGTAATCACCATCATGGATATACATATCTTCAGAGATGAAGCCCTTAGAACTCTTATAGTATCCTTTGCCTTTGCCGTGACCATCAAGAATGACTTTGATCGAGCCAGAACGAGTAAGATCGGCCGAGTTGAACTGGATGATTTCAGAGTTGACGTAACCGAAGCCAGAGTCCACAACCTGAAGAGAAGTGACTTGACCGCTTGCCGTCACAACGTTGGCTTCAATTTGAGCGTTCAATCCGATAGGGTAGAGTTCGTTGAAGTCTGGAGCAACGCCAACAACGTTTGCAGTAGCACCAGAAACATCCCCGATTACATTGACACCTTCTTTAAATGTATTTTCAAAAGAAAGACGCTTGACTTTGAGAACCGAAGTGTTGCTTCCCGCTTTGATGATACCCTTAGCCGTAGAGGTGAGTGACACAAACGTCACAGCCGAAACTGTAGAGTTGACATATGGATTTGTATATGAATACAGGATTTGATTCGTTGCCAAGGGTCCAGTGTTTCCAGACACTCTAACAAACTGATTACCGCCTGTGATATAAACGGATTGAACAGTTGCGTTAGACGATCCTTGATACACTCTATCATTTGGCAGATATCCAGGAATGGTAGCAAAATAATGTTGCTCGCCGCCTGTGCTGTTTGCAGTGATATCAATGTTAGCACCACCAACTGTGGAAGCCAAAGCCATACCGATAGCATTTGCATACACAACATAATAGGGGCTGTTGTTAGATAGACCGCCAATAACTGTGTTGCTGGCTAATGTCGTATAGATCAGTCTATCATTGTTTGCATATGGATTTGCATAGTTCTTGAGGAAGTGTCCCGCTTCATTTGTGGTAGCACTTGTGATATCAAGATTTGCTCCACCTAATGTAGAAGATAACGCAATTGTGCTTGTGTTCGCGAATGAAACGTAGTATAATGTATTGTTAGCAAGACCACCAATAACAGTATTTCCAGTTGCTGTATAATAACGAATGTAATCGTTAACAACGAATGGATTGCCAGAAATAGAGATTGTTTCATCTGCACTAGAAACATCTGTGTTAGAGTTGATCGTAACAGTGTTTGATGGAATCAGAATGAACTCTGTTGTTCCGTTAACATCCATCTGTGAATCAATTGAGCGTGTTACTTCGCTATACACATTTGAATACACGCCACTTGGAACTTGTAGATCATAGAAGATTAGATTTGCTTGCGCTTGATTGATCTTTTCGCCAACAACGAATGTGCTTGTTGGAGTTTCGATTGTGATTAAGAAGTCGTTACGATCAAATGCAGAGATATATGGCTGATATGCTAGAACATACGGGTCAACGTTGTATTCAGATCCAGGGTCAATCCCCGACAACGCTCCGATAACACCAATCTCAAATCGACCGAATGTCAAGCAACTGTAGATGATATCCGCCAGATCGCCTTGTGCGTTCTTTGGGAAGCCATAAGCAGGTGCGCGAATAGACACAGACGCGAATGCTTGATTGGCTTGAACAAGAGTTGGATAAACACCAACAGCCGAGATAGCCGTGTTCGTTGCTGTTGCGCCATACTTGATCAGATTGCTATTGGCTGATGTTGTCGTTGTTGCCGTTCCACCAGATACAGCAAAGTAGTTAACGCGATCTTGAATTTTGACGTGGGTTGCATCTGTCTCAAAGACAGTGCCATAGATTTGCTTGTACAGATAATGACCTGTTTCAGAAACAGCGCCGTTAGCAAATCCAGGAGAGAGTTCTGTGTATGGAGACTCTACCATGTTTGTGGCTGGATAGTTGGCTATGTTAAGGTAATCTGTTTTGCGATATGGATTAGACAGTCTCAATCCTGTGGTATTAGCAAATCTAACATGATAATAGTTGTTTGAAACCATCATGTTTATTGCAGTGTTACCAGCAGCAACTTCATATTTGATGTTGTCGCCAACAGTGAATAATGTGTTTGCGTTTGGAATTGTGATAAAGCCTGAAGTCGCATTAACAGATGTGTTAGCATTAAATGCTATTTTATTTACAGTTTGATAAACAGGATCACCAATAGCAAATCCTGTATTAGATCCAACAGTTAAATTCTTTCTATCATAATCAAGATTGCCAACGTTGTTTGCGCCGATCAAGTCTGTGCCGATAAAGATCACTTCTGTATCGCCAATCGTAGCCACATTGAAACTTGCACCAGATCCATATCCAATACTGTATGGAATAGCCGAAGTATTCGTTGTCTGTGTTACCATTCTTGCGTTGGCCGATGAGATGTAATCACCACCAGAATTGGATGTCGCATAAGAAGTGACATAACCTTCAGCCGTATTGCCTTGAGTGTAAAACTTCTTTGCACTTGAGAAATATCCAGACACAGGAATAAATGTCACGTTGCCTGTTCCGATATCATATGAAGATGTCAGCACGATGCCTTTGGCTGAAACGTTTCCGCTAGTGTTATACTGGTAAATATATGGAGCGTCTAAAACTTTGTTGTTGTTTGCGCTATTGTATTTAACAGTGTTAACATATTTTCTGATATCGTAAAGACCGACAGTGAGATCGATTGCTTCTACATTAGCATATAATGCGGTGTTGCCTTCGACATACATCAAGTCTATACTGGTAACACTGTTTTTGAAAGCGCCGCGAGAATCTTCTACTATGATGTTTGTGTTATCTATAACGTGCGTTATTCTACCACGAGCATACGTGATACCAGTTTGAGTATTCTGTTGATAAACATTAGAACCGACGATCAACGTTTCACTTGGATTTGAAATAGAGATATTGTATGTGGTAGGAATACCCATAACTTTACCACCAATTGTTCTATCTTCTATGGTATTCGCATAGAAAGAAATGACATTTGATGTGGTATAGTAGGTTGATGTATTAGTAAATACGCCGTTTACATGTGAGATTGTGATTGTGCCGTTTGCATTGTTTTGGTCAAGATCAAGAATTTTACCCGCTGCAACCAATGACGCGCCACTATAACGAAATACCGTTTCGCCAACTGCAAGATTTGCCGTTGCGCTTGTGAATGCTACGTTGATAACAGGCTCGACCATTTGCTCAAACAGCCTGAAATATTGATAACTGTTTGCAGAAGCAACTACATTAGATAGAGATACTACCTTCTCAGAAATCAACGACTCTGCATTAAGAGTGTATCCATATCCACCGTCAAGGAAGATGAAGTCGATAATACCAGTTGCTTCACCAATAGATGAAACTCTAGCAAGGCCGCCGTTACCACGTTCTGATTCGCTAAACGAAACGATATCACCAACAGCAAACTCTTGACCCTTGTCAATGATTTCAACTCTATTAACAGAGCCGATCATTTTTGCACGTTTAGTCAAATCAAACACAGGAACGTTGTTTATGTTGATACCAATAACTTCGCCATTACGGAACGCTCCATTGATATTCGTAATGTAAAGAAGATTTACATAACCACGGTCTGTTCTTCTACGAATATATCTTTCAACAAATCCTGTCGCGCCAGATAAAGCGCCAATGATTTGCTTGCCGACATAATCGATATTGTATTTTGAATACGAAACTTCTAAGTAAAGAGGAAGTTCCCAAATACCATCCGATAGTCTAAAGATATTTTCGGCAGGGTATCTAACATCTGCATTTGTACCATAGACAAGTTTAAAGAACAGATCGATAGAACGCTCTGTTCCCTTTGATCTATACAGGTCAAGCGAATTCTTTACAAGTAATGTTTTGTTACTGGCCGTATCAAACTGAATGTTCTTAAGATATTTCTCTTTAAAATAAACAATGAACTCTTCAGGAGTAGTATCGATATCTCTGTAATCACCAAGACTACGAACTTGATTCAGCACATTACCAGACTGTTCCATCCATTCATAATACGCTTTAACAAACGCAATGAATTGATCCCCTTCTTCTTGATAGAAAGATGGGAACTGGCTAGCAACTAGCGGAGAAATTAGTTTTTCTATGTTTCTCATTATTCTCTGATCTGTTCGATGGCGATATTAACATCTGGTTCTAGAATATTTAGTATGACGTTTTTAGACGATGCAATGTCTTTTGTTCTTGGCGTTGCATAAATTTTCAATGATGTGCCAAAGAAGTTTGAGATGTTGAAGTTGTTAATGCTAACAACACCAGTTTCATAATCAACTGTTCCAATATCAGCCAGTTTCTTGTGATTAGCACCCACAGGAGCAACAACTCTAACAATACCATCGCCGTTATCTTCTAGAACACAATTAGGTTGTCCATTGAACGTGAATGGAGTTGAAGAGATTGCATGGATATCAATTATTGGATGTTCATCAGAGAGTAATGGAACAGACTGGATTAATGGTGTTCTGAAGTCCGCATAAATCTTCTGCGAAACATTCAACGTCGGCGTCACATACTTGATCAAGAACACATCAGTTTCATTACTCACGATGCTAGGATCAGCGGCATCGATTGCTTTAACAAATGCTGAATAGCGCAATGTCTTATTGAAGTTGTTTAGATAAGTATCAGCATATGATAGCATACCCGAAACAGCCAGAAGTCTGATGTCTTCAGGGTTCAGTCCAGTCTTGTTAATGTTGTATTTGATATTAGAAACAATCTGAAGATAAATGTAATCTGGTGACAAGAAGATCGGCTCTAGAGCAACAGATGCCCTTGACTTCAGGAATCTTTTGTATTCCATTTCTTTAGATTGTGGAAGACCATCAACATCTTTAAGGTCAACTGTAACAAAGATACGACCATACTGTGGAGGTGTTGCATCTTCGCCGCCATATGCAGCAACTGCATTGATTTCTGGATAGTTCAAGCGAAGCAAGTTCTCGTAATCTTCAGAAGTGATTGCGCGTTCCTGAGTTGTGAATGCTCTTGGCGCATTATACTTGATCGATTCGATGGATTCTGCCACAGCACCGCCAGAAGCCGAAGCCGTCGTGACGATAGACACATTTGCTTCGCCGTCAATCGTTTGCGCTGCTCTGAATACTCTTGCGCCATTTGGGAGTTCGCCATTACAGACACGATATTCTACAATGACCACTGAGTTGTTCTTAGGCTTTGTGCCAACAATACCATCACCAAAAATGATTTCATAAGTGTCATTAATATATGGTTGAACAAAGAATACTTTCGATGTCGCTTCAATGTTGAACAGAGAGGTCGCTCTGGCATATGAATACAGATTAGCGCCGTTGTTTTCAATGACGGTCACTTTGACACTTGAAATGTCAACGAGTTTGTTATTGATAACATAATTAGATGGATTGGTATAGTTTACAGAATATGTGTCCGTAAGAGTATCGCCTTCATATACGCGAAGTGATGTTGTGAACACGTTGTTCGAACTTGTGGTAACAACGCTTTCATCTGTAGTAAACGTAAAGTTATTAGAACCAACTCGTGTGCTAAAGATTGTACCTCTAGGAATTGTGATGTTCTTCTTGGTCGGATCTGATGATGTGATTGTCAGTGCAAGTTGTGCTTCAGCCGACTTGAATGAGTATGGGACATAGTTTAGTTCTTTGGCATGTGATACCACGCTATCGCGCAACTGGGCGCTATCAAGGAACATTTCATTGCCGACCATGTTCATGTAGAACGCATTTAGATAGGTGTTATACGACAATACATCCAGCAACACGCTCATGTTACTAGCCTCAAAGTCATAGTCTTTGAATCGATCTTGCTGCTTAAGATAAGTCTTGAGCGAGTTCTTGTAACTATCAAAGTCCAACGAGGTTAGACTAATGCTAGAATTTGCCATTTATCGTACTCTATCTAATTGGACGTTGAAGACAACTACTGTTGGATTATTTATGATGTTAAAATAGATATCAATCATATAGGAATGCTCATCATTACTGAGTTTGACAATAACATCAACAACGTTAGCGCGAGGCTCATAGTTCTTGATCGTGTTAATGATAGACTCTCTAAGTCCATTCTTTGTGATTTCGGATGCATTCTCAAATAGATAGCGTCTGACATTTGATCCAAGATCGGGTTGAAACAGTCTTTCGCCAGTGTCCGTAAGCATTAGATTTCTAATAGAACGCTTTACCGCTTCTTCGTCCGAACGCTTGAGTAACGCACCAGTGTTTGGGTGAGCATTAAAATTCGTTAAGAAATCGCTATAGATTTCCTTTGGGCGGTTTGCAGATGTATTTTTATCTACTCTTTGAATGGACATCTATTCTCTCTTTTAACTGTTATTTAGTTTGTGGCTCATAGCCATAATCAGTATAGATAACCTCAAATACGTCATTAGGAATCAGTTTGTAGACCATACCAAATAGATCGAAGATCACGGGGAATATCTTCACTATTACATCGCAGATTTTTACATTACCCGTAAGAATATCGATGATCAATCTCAATGCAGCGATGATGTCTTTGAGTATTGGAAACTTGTCCAGTATCTTTTGCACAAGACCCATTAACAGATTGTATAGTTCTTCTAACCAACCATAAGCAAAGAACTTGCGAATACGATCCATCAACTGATTCCACAAGTCATGGATGCGAGCGAGTAGCAGTTCCTTCATATGAACTTTGAACTTGCGATACTCTGCCTTGATGTCGATACCAAGCATTTTACCGAGTGTTCCAAATATCGGCACGGGGAAGTTTAGAATGGAATCGATCAACTCATCAATGGCTTCCATTGCCGCTTTCTTAGCATCTTCTATGGCTTGTAGAACATCATCCCATATCTTATCCATAGCCTCTTGAATAGCCTTGGTTGGATCTTGTAGGAACTTCAGCACACCAAGAATTTGCTTGATGATAGGAAGATTTCGGATATACTCGATTACTTCGCCTAACCAATCAGTGATGATCTTTTGAATGTATGCCAAAAGTTTCTGCCAAATCTCTTCAGCGGAATACTCTGGAATTTTCAGGGTCAACTTGCCTGTAAAGAATAATGCTATTCGTTTATCGATCTTGTTCAACGCTTCTACAACATCATCGATGTTTTCAGCGATCATTGCCTTAATCTTGATCTTGCCTTCTTTGGTAAAGAAATCAAACAGACGAATAGGTGGCAGAAATGGGATTGGGAAGTTGATGATGTCAACGACTTGGCTGAATAACTTTGTGATGACCTCAATAATCTTCTTTTGAAAATAGATATCGATCTCTTTGATGAACTCGCGGACTTTGTATTCCATCTCGTGTTCAAGGTTCTTGATTTTCTGGAACACATCTGTCATCAGAATACCAGTGATTTCATCAATCAAGTCTTCAATGTCTTGGATCAACTTGTATAGATCAGCGACCGCTTCATCAACCATCTCATATGCTAATGCTTTGAGTTGTGCTTTCAGTTGCCCTGGAATAGTTCCCAGAACACGAAAGTAATCATGTAGGTTCTTGTAGTTTATTTTCCCGTCAACAGTGCATTCTAACTCTATTGGCTTTGGAACATATAACTTGATTCTTTTATCCATTAATACTCACCAATGGTGCAAGAATACTGAGAGTTCCACCAGAACTAATTTCAACATCACCTTTGGCTTGAATAACAATCTTTCCGTCTACAGCAACAATCGACATATCACCAGATTCCACAATGATAGTTTTGTCTTCTATGGTAATGTCGATGCTGTCTTTAACAGACTTTGCTACGATTGTCCCTTCTGGATTGATTTCAATGTATGATCCACTCTTGTGATATACATGCAATCTCTCTGATTTCTTGGTATCATCAATCTCAATAACATGTCCACTGGCAGTTGTTAAAGTTTTGTTGAATGGATAGACTGCGGCATATCTAGATTCTGGCTCATAACTCAAGTAATCTTTTGCTACTGGTCCTTCGCCTCTAGCGATCTTGGATACGTCATTGTTCTTTTCGTCATCGCCTCTTGCTGAAAGATGAAACGATCCGATGACCATGGGAATGTTCTTGTCTTGATCGAGATAGAACCCAACCACATAAGAGCCTTTGAATATACCAGTAGGAGAAATGCCAACGCCATCGAATGATGCAGAGGTTGTCGGCATCATTACAGTTGCCCATGGCAAATCGCCAGTCTCGACAACTTTCTTCAGTCCCGCTTTATCAAGGATACCATGTTCATGAGGAACGCGAACGCGAATTCTGCCTGCCTTCAACGGGTCTATGATATCATCAACAATTCCAACAAACCATTCAAAGTTCATATTAATCTCCAATAAATCCTGTTCGCAGAATTTCACATGCTTGTGAGTATTTAGGTTTACCTGTAGGAATGATAATATGTCTGATTTGAGTGATCAGATAATTTCCAGATATTAACTTGTTTTGTTTTTTTTCTGTGATATCACTGACAACAGGGAAATCAATATTGATTATCGAACCTGCGCCAAGAACGGAATCGCCGTGGATGTGAATGTTCATCATATTACTAAGCATCTTCATTGTATATGCCTTGAGAAAACTATTCTTCTCAACTCTCTGTGACTCGCGCTCATTGGTAATAGGAACTAATGTCACTGATCCGCTTGCGTGTTCATCTGCCGAGTTGCCAAGTTCATCAGCAACAGTTTTCAAAAGATTAAATGATTCAGATGATGCGGTAAAGTCGCTATCGTTCTGTGCCTTGTTGAATGTGTATTTCTCAAAAACACCTGTGTTGATATTGAATGACCAACTGTTGTTAACAAGTCCTCCACGAGCAACCATGTCCAGAACGTTTTCCATTTGCACATGCTCCCATCCTAAAATGGTGCGCCAGTCAGTGTCTGATGCGTTCTTTTTCATAACAGAATCTAAGAAGAAATTCCTGTCACCAGATGTCACAGAAGGATCTTTCTTTCCTTCAGCGATAATCTTTTCTACTGTCGCAAAGGTGTATCCCAATCTGTTTTCATAAAAACAATATGAAGATGATGCATGACTGGCCGATACCGATCTTCTTCTGATCTTGTCTATGGCTTGAAATGGCTTTAACTTAGAGACATTGACTGTATCGATGCCCTTTGTCGTTTCTTTACTGATTCTTTTTTCGCTCTTGAGATACTTGAATACAATTCCAATCATTTGGTCATGTGTCATATCAACCATATTTTCAGTAAGATTGACGCTTGCAGAGACGATAAATTCTTTGCTAGCCATGTTTACTGTGTATGTCTTGTATTTGCCAGATTCTGCTTTTAGCGCATTATTGATCGATGTTATCTTAAACTTGAAAGTTGCAGGATTAGAATCTCCTGGTCCTTTGTATGATAGATATTCAATCTCAACATCACTGTATCCTAAAGTCAAGTTATCTGCCAAGCCAATAGTATCAACTACAAGCATTGTTGCGAATATAGAAGGAGACTTGATGCTCTCATATATGTCAAGTTGTTGAACAAGTCCAATGAGATTGAGTTTCTTTCCGCTACTGTGGATCAACTCAAATCTTTTGATATCAACTTCACCTGGATTTAATGTTACTGTCATTATATTCTCATCAGTCTAGTCAGTTGTGTGTCTGCATCAGATTTCAAACTATTGCGGAGTAAGAAGATATTTCTTTTCTGCTCATTCAATTCGTTTTCATAATCAAAAGCAGAAACTGTTTCCCAATAATTCTGTTCAGAATCTGGAATATTGTCTGCGTTACTAGGATTGATTACATTTGATACTTCAGTAGTTCCCGCGCTATCGTATTTTCCTTCCAATACATTGCCACTATCCGAAACAAAATTGCCCGTTATCTTATTGAACATGAGTGTGTTGGTATCTATGTCAATATTGATCAGAGTGGCTTTTGCGGTATAGTTGGTGTTATATGATTGCAGAAATATATCACCAATAACGAATGTGTCTGGAATAGCATCTACTGTAACTGTTCTGATCTTATTTGTAGATACGGTCCAATCGATTTTCTTTCTAACGTAAGAGGTAACATTGTTGAAGTAATCTGTAACAGTCTCATAATATTTTTTGAAATTGGTAGGCAGATTTTCGTATTGGTATGTCGAAAGATTCGAATCTTCCGCAATCCAATTATTACGATAGAACAGAATGGTATCTTGTGCTCTGTCGATAGACCCATATTTGCCTTTGATATGTCTTAAGAGCACGTCATCTTCTTTGAACGTATCATGATAAGGATCGACGATTTCATTTGAATAATAATAGATCCAATCCATATACGGATTATCGTAATACGCATTTGCGATCAAGTCTGGTCTAGTCACAGAATTCTCAAGACGATACGGAATGAAACTGCTAGGATCATTCTTCGTATTCTCAGAGAATCTAGACCTCGCTAGAATGTTTTTAACTGGCTGACCGTTATATGAAATAACAGGAAATTTGTCGAAATATTTGGACATTATTATTCTCCTGTCGCTTTTGGATCTACTTTTGTGATTTGATCAAGCATCTCTTTTGAATTTTCCGCTATTTTGTCCACTGCCGTTTTTGCGGCAGTGGTTTGAACTTTGCCAAAAGTATCCGCTGTAAAATATTCTATTTCAATAAGATTGACAGTCAGTGATACAAATCCTGGAGCGTCATTGTTAAAGAATACCAAAGCATCTGGTGCATAATTTACAGAAACACTTTCGATCATACAAGTTTTAAATACATACAGGTAGTTATCTTCAGTATCTGCGCCCCATGGATACAGCACGATTTGGCACATGTTTGGATAAGTTAATACTGCGGTTGTATCTGATGTAAAGTTAGGAAGAGCATTTTTCTTAAACTCTTTAATGATGTTTTTTATGGCATTGCTTTCGTCTTCATTGTTAGGAGCGAATGTCCATGAGAACTTATGACTTCTTAGTTTTGGTGATTGGAACGCAACAGATAGGTTTGGATTAGATGCCATGCCGAGAGACTGTTGCAATACAACCTTAAGATCATCACCGAAAGATCCCATGCCGCCTGCCAAAGTTTCCGCCGCATACATTCCAGCAGCACCGAATATTCCTGATGTCGTGTTAGTTCCTCGACTAAAAGCATCAGCAACTGATCCTACAATACCAAGAGAAGAAGTGTTGTATGCGATGCCGTGTTCTTCTAACAAATCTCTGGGCAAAGGAAGAGCGATGGATGATATCCAAATTTTTGATGCAGGTGCGCCTGGAGTTGGTCTTTTATACTCTTTGAATTCAAACGCAACGTAATACTTATCAAGATCGGCAGGAAATTGTAACAGTGCTATTTTGCTGGCATTACCAGATACGCCACTATTGTCAAGCCCATCAACGTTTGCATCACCTCCACCAGCACTGGTCCATCCAGTGTTTTTGATGATGTCGCGCTTCGCGAGTCTGTTGACTTCACCACTGAAGCCACCAAAGAACTCGCTAGCGATACCAGAAAGGATCGAGTCGCCAAGACTGGCAAGAATGCCGCTCTTACTCTTAGAACTCATTCCAAGTCTGCCAAGGCTATCGCTAACAGCGCCAAGCAAAGCATTCTCAGCCTTATTGATAAGACTGCCGATTTCTTTCTGCGCCATTTTCTCTAGTGGATTGATTAGTTTCTTAAATAGACTTGCCATCTTCTGCCTTAACAAGAGTTTCTTTTATTTATATAAATAATCCATGGCTTACAAAACACACAAAGGCAAATTCAAACCATTTCATCCCGAGAAGTATCTTGGCGATCCGAGCAATATTGTCTATAGATCGAGATGGGAACTCATGTTCATGAGTTATCTAGACGGTCATCCAAATGTTATCAAATGGTCAAGTGAAGAGTTGGCTATTCCTTACAAGTCTCCAATAGACAACAAGATCCACAGATACTTCCCAGACTTCGTAATCAAGAAGAAAACACCTGAAGGATTGATTGAGACAACTGTAGTTGAGATTAAGCCTAAAGTCCAGTGTGCGCCACCTAAAGTCCAGACCAAAGCAACTCGCAAATATATTACAGAAGTCCAGACATGGGGTATAAATAGTGCTAAGTGGGCTGCATGTAGCAACTACTGCAAAGAACGCAAATGGAAGTTTGAGATTATAACCGAAGTAGAACTGGGAATTGCTCGTTAATGGCAAACGTATTTGATACCATCATTACCAAAGGTGTTCGTTCTGGACAGATTCCAGCGCGGACTAAAGAGGCGCGTGATTGGTTCCGTACAACTGCTGGCAAGATCAGTAGCATCAATGAACGATCACTGTTGAATTCTGATAAAGATCGTCTGCAAAAAGAGCCATTGCCTGGACAGATGTATATGTTCTATTACGATCCAAAGCACAAAGACACGCT